AGGTCTTGCTTCCGGTATGTTTGGTATGGGAACTCAAGCCAGAATGACTCCTAGACAGTTGCAGGGAGTAGATCTACAAAATATGTCGGGAATGATGGCTGCTGGTTACGTACCACAGGCACAATTGCTTGGTGCATTGCAACCCGGTATGACTGCTGCAGAACGCCAGAGACAAGCTATGTCGGAACAAGCCGGTGCTTATGGAGAAACTTATGTTTCTGGTTTACAAGCGTTGCTTCAGTCTGGCCTAGGACAAGCTGATTTAGCTGGTTCTTTAGGAAGCTCAATTGCTAAGACAGGCGTTGAAGGTTTGTTGGGCGGTTTGTTTAGCTAAGGAGAATATATAATGGCTAGGTTTGGAGAAAGTTTTTTACAGCAGTTAGGTAGACCCGGCTGGGCACAAGGTATGTTTGGCCTTGGTGAAGCTATTGGTGGCGTACAAGGTCAACTGCAGCAAAAAAGAAAGGAGCAGGAACAACTAAAGCGTTATGACCAGATCGCACAAATGAGCGAGCAGGGCTATGCATCAGCACAGTCAGGCGACGTTGCAAATTTAACTTCAAGGATAGACCAGCTACAACAAGCTAGAGAAAATGCTAAAACTTTGGAAGAAAAACAAGCTATAGGACAGTCTATTTTAAAGCTTCAAGGACTTTTACCCGGAGCAGAAAAAGTTTCTATAGGTAACAACGCCAGAGAACTTGTTAATATTGACCAATCTCTACAACAACCGGGTTTAACTGAGACTGCTAAACAAACTTTACGACAAAAACGTGAAGATTTAATGAAAGATCCTAGGACTGTGCAGCAGTACCAAGCTTACCAAATGTCTCAGTGGAATTTTGAACAAGCAGAAGACGACGTAAAAGCAGAGCAGTATCTTGATGAAAATTCACGAGCTATTAATCAAGCAATACAAGACAACGATTCTGAAGCTCTTGAAAAAATTGTTTCTAATTCTGGAGAATACTCTGAAGCTGTTCAAGGTTTTATAAGATCTGCTTCTGAAAATAACAGAGTACTAGAAACACTTAGAGAAAAAAGAATAGAGCTAACAACTGCTCCTGATATAGAAACACATACGAAAGCAATTGAAGCTCTTCCTGAAGAACTTAGAAACCAAGTTCAACCTTTGTTAGATGCTTATACAAAAGTTTCAAAAGAAGGTTGGAACCCTAAAACCGGAACATGGTCAGAAGGGTCTTTAACTCGTGCAAAAGCACTACAGAAAAAACTTACAGATACTGTCTTTAGTTTAGGTAACCAAGCTGCTTCTAATATGTATTACTCTAGGTTAGCTGAAGAAAAAACCGTAAGAAAACAGATTAAACAAATAGAGTTAGAATTAGAAGCTCCTATGAGTTCTGAGTATCTTAAACAAGGGCGTATTATGCTCCAAGCTACGTTGCCGCGCGGGGAAGTACCCTCATTAGCTGATATAGAAACACAAGCTAAAGCTTTATTTGAACGTGACCGTAATCAGCTTATACAAAAGCTTGCTTCTTTAAAAGGAGAAGAACCCGTTGAAGAAGTAGAAGAAGAACTAGAAAAAGGTTCTTTTGTTGTGGTAGGAGGAGAAAATACAACTGTAGCCATGTTTAAAGAATCTGTTTCTAAACTAGGTGAAGAAGAAACAATACGGAGATTAAAAAAACAGGGGGCAACCGAAGCAGACATTAATTTTTTAAGGGGGGGAAAAGCTCCTGAACCGACTGAAAGAGAAAAACGCATGGAAGCTTTTGGAACTAGGGATGAACGTGTAAGCGCCCTTGGTAGAGGTTTTGTTGCACGTACAGACGCTTTAGGAACTAGAGAAGAACGTATGAAATCTTTAGGGTCTAGGGCTGAACGTATGAAAGCTTTAGGATCTAGGGAAGAACGTACATCTTCTTTGTTTAATTAAGGAATGTAAATGTCTAATTGGTTATTAGAAGATGAACCTAAAAGCAGTAACTGGCTTCTTGACGAAGAAGACACAGAGTACAATGTCTTAAGATCTGCAACAGTAGACTTCCTTGAGTCTGCTATTGGTGCTGGCGATGAGCTTGACGCAACAGTACGTGTTCTTTCGGGAGAAGCTGCTGGATGGTCTGAAGCTATAGAGCAGTCTCGTGCGGAGCTACGTGCGTTCGAAAAAGAAAACCCTAATGCGTCTAGGGCACTTAGTGTGGCCGGTTTTGGGGCAGGTCTGTTTATCCCCGGTATTGGTGTTGCTAAGATTGCACAAGCTGGCACAAAGCTTGACAGAGCGTTGAAGGTAGGCGGCTTAGGCGCTGCTGAAGGTGCGGTATACGGTTTCCTGAGTGGTGAAGGAGAAGGTAGACTAACAGAGGCAGGTATTGGTGCTGTTGCTGGCGGAGCTTTAGGTGGACTCGCTGGCGGCTTCTTAACGAAGAATGTTGATGAAATCAAAGAAGCTACACGTAAGCTTGATGCACAAACTTACAAAGGCAAAGGAAGTTTTATAGGAGGTCAAGACGGTTTTGTTAATGTAGGAAAAACTAAAGAGCCTAGTCGAACAGGAATAACTCGTGACACTAGCGGTGCCCCACGAAAAGTTACTTCTGTTGTTTCTGATGCTGCTCGTTTAGAAAAGAAAGGAGGAGAAAGTAGCACAGTAGGTAACATCTTTTTAAGCACTAGGGACTGGCTTGTTAAAAACGTAGGAGAAAGAGCAGCTAAACTTGCTGAAGATGCTGAAATAATGATACGTCATGACCAGCGTGAAATAGACGAAATTTTCGACACGACTTTTTTGAACGCTGCTAAGTTGTTTGACGAGAAGCCAGCATTTAAACTACTAGCTTTAAACATGAACAAGACTATAAAAGAAGATAGTCGAGTATCTTGGAAAGACTTTAACAACGCCGCTAGAACTCCTGAAGAAAAAGCAATGGTTAAGAACCTTGAAGACCAGATTAAAACTCTTCAAGGGATAGACTTTGTTAAACAAGGGGACGTAGACTACTTTCCTACAATAGCTTTAAGAGAAACTCCACAAACAGCTAATCCAGAAGACTACGATAATCCTATTAAAGCGTTAAAACAGTACGCTGAAGATGTATCAGCAGCAAGGGCATTGGCTGCTCGTTTTGACATAGACGTTAGGGACTTAAGGCCGCCTGAAAATGTTAAGGCAGACATTACCCGCAAAGAAAGCCGTGTAAATGTTGTTATTGAAGCTATCGAAGAAGAGGCAAAAAAACAAGGAGCCTCTAAAGAAGTAGCAGCTAACCTAGCTAACGGCTTGCGGTCACAGCTAATAGCGTCTAAGCAGGGAGGAAACACAGCAGGTGCTGTAGCTAGGCGAGTAACTTCTGCTTCTCTTTTAGCTAACCCTATGAACGCCATTCTAAACTTAGCTGAAGGAGTAACTGCTCCTATCTATCAAAACGGTGTTGTCGCTTGGGCTAAAACATTACCTAAAGCTGTTCTGTCCACACTTAATGAAAACCTAGGTGTTAAGAACAAAGGCTGGTTATCCAACAGGGAACTAGGTCTAGACAAAGACTTTATGGGCGAGGTCAGCAACGCTGGTAAAAAAGCAATGAATGATGCTGCAGATTCCGTAAACTTTTTTAAACTTGGTCCAACTGCTGTAGAAACAATAGACGTGGCAGGAAAAACTCTTTATAAGTTATCAGGTGTCCAGACTGTCAACAGGATGGGTCAAGAGATCTTAAGTAACTCTGCTGTTCAACGTGGTTTTGATCTTGCTAATGACGGTTCTGAAAAAGCCTTAGCTAAACTCAGAAAGCATGACGGTATGCGCGGCTTAACAGAGGCTGAGTTTAAAGCTACAGTAAGCGCCTTGAAAGATAAAAACTTAAAAAACCCTTGGGTTATTAACTTTGCTGGGTCTGCGATGAACAAGTGGCAGCCTGTTAGTGCAAGTACAATGCCCAAGGCTTTTCATGACAACCCCAATGGACGAATGGCGTACAGCATGTTGTCCTACATGAACAAGCAAATGAACAGCGTTAGGAATGACGTTGGTATTAATCTTTTAAAGATACAGTCTAAAGGCTTAAACACTAAAGAAGGAGCAGAAGCAGCCAAAGAAGCTATGCTTAACTCTGCTAAGTACGCAGGTATCTTTGGCGTTGCGGCAGGTGTCTGGGACGACTTCAGAAAAACTCTTGACTTGTCTAACGACAAAACACTTGAGGACTTGATGACTCCTGAAGGCATAAGTTCTTCTATGTGGAATCAACTCTGGTCTAACATGTCAAGCGGTGTTATTAACATCAGAGCAGAAGAATACGGTGGAAAACCTTTTGAGCCTATACCTGCTCCTATATCTGCTGGCTTTAGGTTAGGCAGTGGGTTGTTTACAGCAGGTGAAAGAGCAGTCACAGGTGAGCCTGAGCCTCTTACTCCGTTATTACGTGGGGCACAAACGTACCTCCCCGGTGTTGCCAACGTAGACAGAGTGCTACGTATGACAACAGGGGAACGCTTGTTTGAAAAGTTAGGTTTACTAGAGGACTAGATCTCGCAACTGTTGCCAACACAGGCCAACTGTTGTGACCCTTCGGTCATGTCTGTTTCCTCAACGATGTCCCACTCGATAGTCTTAGGAAACTCCTTGACTAGCTTCTGGTACGTCTCCAGATCCACAGGCTCATAGGGTGCTTGCTGGTACGTGTGTTCTGAGTAAGGCAGGAAGCTGATGCCACTAACCTTGTCGAACTTGTTGTACAACCACTGACCCACCTCTAGGAACTCGTCGTCTCTGTAGTAGCAAGTCATGGAAGGCTTGTGTTCACACCAGTAGTCCTGATACAGCTCCCACAGACACAACTGCTCCATGGCACCCATGTCAGTCGCTACTACAGCCTTCTTAGGAGACTTTATAGGGAACGAGAAGACCTTAGTAGTAGGAGAAGTCACGTCTATCTCCACAGGCACTCCAGCAGCCTCTAAGACAGCACACAAGGGATCTCGTGCGTCTGCTCTTACTCGTCGTACGTACTGCTCCGCGTATCTAGGGTGTATGCCAGACGCGCTATCCACCAACTGAGACACAGTACCGGAAGGCTTAACAGCAGTAATGGCAGTGCTAACATTGATGCCAAGGCGTACAGCCCATGTACGATTAGTCTTAATAGCTTCCTTCTTAAGCTCCGTGAGCCACTCCTGTAGTTCTGCACGACTCTTCCTCCCTGACATAACTGGATGATCCATGATGCCTGTCAGTGACACACCCAGAAGTGCTTCCTCTTCAGTGTTGTCCTTCCAGATCTTACGCAAGTACCTGAAGTCAGTCAGAGTCGCCTGTAGCGTCCCTAGGATGGCTGCAGACCTTACCTTCGTACGTAACGTGTCCAGTGTGTCCTCTGCCCTGACTACTACTTCAGACAGGTTACAGAACTGGTACGGACGTAGGATAATCTCTGAGCATGGGTTAGTACCGAAGTCAAAGCTGGCGTCTCTACGTCCATTCTTCTCTGCCTGACGCTGACTTGCGACACGACTGAAGACACCTCTTTCGCCTGACCGTGACTCGTACAGAGACTTCCACTCGTTTAAAAAGGCTTCAAAGTCAGGCTTCTCTGTGTAGCAAGCTGAGTTGTTAGCCAAGCCACGCTGAGGATTATCTACCCACCACTGCCCTGACTTAGCTCGTCTTATCCTGTCGTCGGTAAGATTACTGAGACTGATGAGGGCGCTACGTCTGACTCCTCCAACGACAACGATTTGTGCAATCTTACAGCAGAGATCGTGACACTCGATGGAACTAAGCTTTCGTCCAGCAGATGCTCGAAAGACGTCAACGGTGAAGCTAAAGAGGTCAACAAGAGGTTCTGGACCAGACGCTCTACCTCCGAAGGTCTTAAGGGCTGACCCTGCAGGTCTAACTCCAGAAACGTCCCACTTGGGTACTTGACCACTAAAGAGCATTGCGATAAGTTCCCGGTACGCTTTAGCCCACCCAATTTTGCTGTCAGCGACGTGTATAACTGTATCTGTGTCATGGAACTTCTCTGCAACCTCCGGTAGTTTACTGATGTACTGTCGTTCCACGCTGAAGCCAACTCCAGTGCCACACATGAGGACGTACATCATCTCGTCAAAGGCTTTAGGATGGTCTATAGGCAGATAGGAGCAGTTAAACCCAGCTACATTGTCCCTGTCCAGAGCTTCTCCTGCAGTCATGAGTGCCCTCATGCTGGGCATTACGTCCAGATTGTAGATACCGTCGTAGAGGCTCTTGGCTTCCTTTGCTGACAACTTCTCGCTGCTAGTCCAGAAGTTCAGGTAGCGGTCCACAGTTTCCTTCCATGTTTCCCTGCGCTGCTCCTCTGGTAAGTAACGTGCGTAGCGACTCTTGTGTATGTATTCTTGATATGCGTCCATTATAGTTCGTATTCTCCTCCAGTTAATAGTGACATCTTAAGTTGGTCCAACACAAAGTAAAGCTCTAGTGGGTCAATGTTTGTCGAGACTACTACAAACTCCTCCGACTTGATTATGCAAAAGGCGTCTTTGTAGTCCTCTAGTTTCTCCACCGACATAATTGCGTCAAATACTTTAGGTACAGGTATCTTCTCGTCTTTTCCATTAAAGTTTCCCTCGATTACTTTCATTAGATGAGTTCCTTGATTAGTCTGTCTACGTACCACCTGCACTTACGAAGGTCCTCTACGGGTTTGCCTTTGTAGTGAAAGCGCCACAGGTACTTCATGGCGTTACCTTTGAGGTAGCCGTGGAAGTCTTCTCTAGGCATACTTGCTTTGATTGCTTCGATAGCCTCAATACCACCTTGATTGTAGTGCGGAGGCTGCTCCACAGGGTCAGAAGTTTTGACCTTGTTCCACTCTTCAGGTGTCGCTAGGTCAATACTCATCTTCGTTCTCCTCTTCACCTTCTAACTCCTCTGCAAACTTTTCTAGTCTATTGATTAACTTGTCTTCAAACCTGTCCAGCAGTTCCTCCGAAGTTATTTCTAAACTTTCCAGAAAGTCGTCAGGATCGTAAGCCCGTAGTAGTCGTTCCTTAATTTCTTCCATAGTCAGAGACATCTTCCATCAACTCCTCTACTGTGTCTAATGTGTACCACGCAAGTCCTTCCTTGTCGCACCATTGGGCCATCGTCATCGTAGCTCCTTT